TTCATGTTCTTAATTTTGTTTTTGTATTTGTTTGTCATTCTAAAACTCCAAATTGTTAATTAATTATACATGATATAGTTTACTATAGTTGCCCTCCTTTAGAAAAATTTTGTATGCAACATTCCCTTATCTCCTTTAGGTTCTGTTGCAGATATGTTTATTGGTAATTCTCTTGAAAATGAATCTTTTACTAATGTCAAAGCAATCTCATGATTGTTTGATGCAGGTTGAAAAATATGTCTTAATTTTGATATTAAATATCTACCTGAATAGTATATGTCTGAATCACCTTTTCCATGTTCTTTACCCACTATAGGCATATCAAATTCTACTATATCACCACATGCTATTGTAGTGTTTCCTTTTATTTGCATATTGATGCTTGTTCCAGCATTTAGTTCCATAAACTTTGCCTGTCTTGATAATAGAGTTTCTGGTATTGCATTAGATTCATATAATGATTCATTATCTGATGAATAATGTGATGCATCTTTACCCTTAGCCTCTATAGGCAGTCCGGTAAACTCATTAATTTGTAAAGTATCAATCGTTGATGTAGGATGTAAATGTATTCTTGATTCATCAAAGTTTCCTAAATTGTTTCCAAATGTATCTAACGGCACTTCACTATAAATTGGATTATCTTTACTTTTAGAATTATAGTTCACTCTCTTATATTTATAAAAATCTTGAAAGTAATCATGTCTATTAACCTCATACTTTTTTTGCACAATGTCATGAGTTATAATTTTAGATGCTAACATACCACCAACAACATTTGCAAGTGTATCATTGTTTGCTTGTATTTGATAATCTATTACTCTAGCATATTCTTCTTCTATTTTTCCACCTTGTGTCATGTGGAATCCTAAATCTCCTGCATGATATGAGCCAATAGATGCTTGTCTGTATAAACTTTCTATTGACCTAAAATGTATACCAAATATATTTTCATAAAATAAATAGTGTGGTGAATTAAATTCCTCTGATTCTGCTTCTCTTGCAAGTTTTTTAATAAAATCAAATGGATGACTATTAGGTACAACTATTTTTCTAATACCTTTTGTTGCCTCTAAAAAAATTTCTTTGTTTGTATTAATATATTTTGCACTGTTTAATGCATCATAAACCATATTACTAATTGTAGATTTATAACTTTTAGATATTCTTACTCTTTCATTTCTTAATAACTCTGGTGAAATAAAATGTAATTGAAATACTTGTGCACCATCAGCATCTATTCTTGTATCTATTTTATTAACGGCAAAAACTGTTTGAGTATAGTCTATTGGACTTTTTTCTAAACTAGGTGTTACTATCTTCATAGAAAGATAATCTTGACCTGTAACTGGTAGATTCATTAATATATTGTTTGTATCACTAACTACAACAAGACCAGACATTGATGATGAAAATATATCTTCAAATAAACTTAAAGCAGTATATGCCATAGATAAATCTACAACATTACCAGATGATGACATTAATTTAAGCTCAGAGATTGCATACTCTCCAGCATAGTTCAATTTTGACATTAAATAATACTCTCTTTAATTAAAGATTTATATTCCTCTACGAATTTACCAATATAACTTGGGTCTAATAATCTTATCTTTCTTTTGTTATCTTGCACTTCTTGTTCATGTTCGTAATTAGTTATAGCAGTTGCTGTTGGATAGTCTGTGTTGTCTGTACCAATATTAATTTTCTTTTTTGTATTACCAGATTGTTGAGGTATCTCATAATGGTGTATTGCATTTGGATTTGAATATTTCTCATTAATAAATTGTAAAAATTGTGCCTCTGTTAATGGCCAATCATGAAATCTATCTGTGATATCATTAACTAACATAACTACCCAATGTAATTCAGCATTATCATATAGTTTAAATGCAATAGACTCTGGTGTTTCACCATTCTTTACATCATAGGTATCATACAACATTGTATTAGATTTTACTTTTGCTCTAATACCTACACGCCTAAGTAAATTTTTGACATCTTTAAACTTGCCATTACCCTCTGCATCATATGGTATTGTTGGAAATTCACTAAAGTACATATTAGAAACCCTCTGCTATTCTTTCTCTTGAAATCATTTCTATCTCTCTAAATTCTAATTTTATAGATGTTTCAACAGGTGGAGCACCAGCGTCTGTTGAAGATTGGTCAAATGTTTTATATCTATCACCACCATAAGTAACTGTCATATCTTTTAGAAAACATTTTGATATTTTATTTAAATAATTGTTCTCTGCATTTTGATACATATATTGTATGTCAAATGTATTAGGAACCTTCATCTGATTTCCTTTTGTGGTTCCTACATATTCTGGCATCATATTAAATTTAAATGCATATATAATATCTCTTATTTCATCAGCCTCTGCTTGACTTCTAGGCATCATTTTAAAATCAAATGAAAATTGTCTTTTTCCTATTCCTTTAAATGCTAACTCCATTCTATCAGCAAAAATAACACCATCTCTCATTTCAGCTACCTCTCTTATTCCACTTAAACCAGGTATTTTACCTAATGAATCTATACCCTCTCTTTTCACAGCAGCCCCAACATTTTTTAACCCTGATTTAATTGTTTCTCTACCTGCATCTGATTGTAAATCAACATTACCTGCCTTACTTAATTCTGATGTTCCAACACCTATAGGGGTGTCTACATAATCTGCACCATATGAAACACTTACACTCGCAGGCATGTACATAGAAATTGCAGTATCTAATCTTGTTGTTGGTGCCCTTTCTATTCCGATTGATGCTTTTTTATCTTCTATTCTTGTATCTCGTATTATGGGATTGTGTTTAATTCTACCTGTTACATCTGTTTTTAAATTACCAATAATATCAGTAAATCCACTTAGTATATTATTTGACAATAAATTTGGTATTGCTTTTTGTACAAACGAACCAAGTTTACTATCGAACATTTTTTGGACAGCAGGAATGCCTTTTTGTTGCAGAGCCTTTGCCATATTCATTGCACCTTCTGGTTTTTCTCTTTCATCACCAAAAGATAGTTTTAAATCTTGTTGTTCATTAATAAAGAACATAACATAATGACCATTGTTGCCAATACCAGGGTCTGCACCCACATCAATAGGAAAAGATAACATCTTTGTAGATTGTTTAGTTCGATTGATTGGTGCTGATGTTGAAGAATCTGGTCCCCCTATATCACCACGAATAACTGCACCAACATTACCAGCAACCCTTCTTAGGTTTTTTCCTAGTAATCCTACTGCACCTGATTTTCCTATTCGTTTGAGAGTGTCTAGTGCCATGTATAAATAGTCCTATATAATTTAAAGTATTTATAACGATTATGACATATAAAGGAAAGTTTAAACCTAAATATCCTACCAAGTATCAAGGTGATATCAAAGAGATAGTGTATCGTTCATCATGGGAATTAAAGATGATGAAATACTGTGATACCACTAAATCTATTATAGAATGGGGTAGTGAAGAATTAGTCATTCCATATGTATCGCCGTGGGATGGTCGTTATCATAGATATTTCCCTGATTTCTATATCAAAGTTCGTACTAAAAATGGTAGTATCAAGAAGTATATTATTGAAGTCAAACCTAAGAATCAATGTACACCACCAGAAAGGAATCCTAAGAGAAGAACAGGTGTTTGGTATAACAAAGTCAAGACATGGGGTATAAACAAGGCCAAATGGAAGTCAGCAACTGAATTTTGTTTAGACCACAATATGGAATTCAAGATACTAACCGAAGACCATCTAAATCCTAGATAGTCATATTTGTTAAGTGTCTGAATAATCTATCAGTATCAACAATACTTATATTTGATTGAGTAGTATTAGATGTATTTGATGCATTAGTAGTAGTTATAACATTAGTTTGTATAGGAGCAGATGTGTTATTCATATTAGCTGCCGTTTTGTTTAATGCATTTTCCTCAGCCAGTCCTGCCATTTCATTGTCTGCCATCTCTAAATTAGTAGCATTAAAATTTGTTGGTGTTGTTGTTGAAGCTGGGTCCTCACTAATCGTATCAAAACCTAAGAAACCTGCAACACTATTATATAAACTTTTAATACCACCTGTAAATGCAGCCCATGCATTTTTTAGAGCATCTATAATAGGGTCTAAGAAACCCAGCTTGGCTGCAATGTAGGTAAATAATGCAACAACAGCAAGAATTGCAGCTGCGATTGGATTTGCAAAAATTGCGGTCGCCAAAAATTTAATTGGTGTAATTATCAAACTAGTTAATCCCTTTGCCAATAATGCAACACTTTTTAATGCTGATAACCATATTGAATTTAACATTGGAAAAAATCCTTTAGTTGCAATCATTTTCTTTAATAATCTTAATTTTCTAAACATTAATTTAGTCATAACTCTAATATATTTAAATGCACCACCCATACTTGTAGCCATACTAGTATAAGTTCTTTTTATCATTGCATCAAGACCACCTCTCCTCATAAATTTAAGACCATTTTTTATATTTTTACCAAATGATTTAAGACCATCTTTAAAACCTTCAAATTGTGTGCCAATTTTTGCAAAAGACTTTTTAATACCACCATCTTTATAAAATTTTATTGATTTATCAAAAAATCCTGCTGTTCCCATAATTGCTTTTTTTGCTAACTTAAACATTGTTGTAGGTGCTAATGCTGTAAGTATACCAATAAGTGTAAGAAAATTATTTTTAACTACATCAATTAAGCCACCTACTGTGAAATCTTTTGATAATTCTTCTATGTCACCAAATAACGCTGACAGTGAAGAAATAACACTAGTCATTACATCTAGAGCAAAGTCTGATTGTAAAAATTCTGAAAGTGCATAAAGTCCTAGTGCAGCAAATACTCCCTGACTGACAATAGATTGGTCTTTTATAAAATTCTTGGCTTTATCAAATAATTTATTTACACCATCACCTATACCACCAAGTAATTTTACTAATGTTTGTTGGTCTTGTTTCTTCTTATCTTCTTTACCTGCTTTTACTGATGGTGGGTCTGTTTTTTCGGCAGTTTCAGCAGCTGATGTTGCAGTAACTTGAAGTGGGTCAGTAATTGCATCAGTTTGTTCTTGTATTGGCCCAGCAATAGAACTTGATATTTTTTCAGCAGTTTCATCCATTTTTTTAGATAAAGTGGATTCAGATGAAGTGTCTTTAATTACTTCTGTTTGTTCTTTAACAGCTGCTTCTACTGCCTCATTAGATGCTTCTACTGCTTCATTAGACTTTACATGTCTATCAACATCTTTTCTAAAATCTGATTTTACATCAACCATTACTTCTTACTCGTTCCTGTGTATAATCCAAACCAAGCTGCACCAGCACCTACAACAATACTGACTAAACCAGATTGTTCCATTGTTGGAGCTCCAAGATTCATATACCATATGACTACTTTGTAAAGTAATACAATATATACTGTTAAGAATACTCTAGGAAATATTCTCCATGCATCCACAGCCTTTGCCATGTCTATCCATGATTGATATTTGTTTTTACTAGAATCAACAACATTAGTGTCTACTTCTAGTTCTATGTTTACTTTTTTAGTTTCTATTTCAGCCACCTGTTTCACTTTTCATCCTTTGATTTTCTTTCTCTATTCTTTGGTTTTCTTCTCTAATCCAATTATGTAATAAACCCATGTAAACTTGTCTTTCCCATGGTATCATATTCTCTAACTCTGTTAAAGAGTATTTATGATGTTGCATGAGTGCAAAATTACTTTCGTAGTAACTTTTTAGGCTTTCGTGAGAAAGCCCTATTCTAAAAAACTGTCCAAACCCTCCAACAAAATCTCACTTGTTACTTTTGTTTTAGGATTTGTTACTTCTATTACATGTCTTAATTTAGGCATACTTTCAAAAAATTTTACTATTTTAGCAAATTGTTCAGTATCTAAAGAATCAATAAATTCAGTTAAATCTTGTTTAGACATATCTACTTTTTGATATACAGTTTCACCAAAGTGTATTTCTTTAACACACGATTCTAATGCATCAAAAATAATAGTTTCATCTTTTTTGTTTATAAATGACTTTGCATCATTTAATAATGGATAATCTAAAATCATTTTTACATCATCTGTCACTTGTATATCTCTTGTATGGTCATCTGTCATATTAACTTCTATTTCAGATATATCAATCTCTATTTCTTTTTGAGTTTTTTTATCATCTGGGCAAGTCACCATTACAGTTAATTTATCACCTACAGATTTTCCTCTTAGTTTTAAAAAGATATATTCTGCATCAAATAGTGGACATGTTTTTGGGTCTACTTTATCAAAAGTGCAATCTTTGATAAGTTGGCTCATTGAATCCACAATCTCATTACTATTTTTTGATTCTTGTGCCATCATCAATGTTTTTTGTTCTTTCACTAAGAAAGGTCTATACTTAATTTCTTGACCTGTTGATGGTAAGGTTAAGGTATAAGTTTTCGTTTCAAGTTTTGGTAAAGCCATAATTTTTCACTCCTATTATAATCTTCTTAATACTTTTGGTATTCTACTTAATAAATTTCTTTCTACTTGATTTGCAAGTACTCCCTGCAATCTGTCTAATAAAGGTTTTGGTAATTGACCTTCAGCCGTTAAATTTTTCCAGTATCTAAAACTAAATGTTACATCTACTGTTTGTACTTCTGAGGCCTTTTGGGAACTCAGTTTTTGTTCAGAAATAGTTTTTGGAAAACATTCTACTAATTCAGCACCATATCTTCTATTATCTTTTTGGTCTAATTGATATATTTGTATAGTGCCTACATAATCATCATAATAATTTACTGCAAATGTTTGAGCATTAAATGCAAGTTTTTGCCAATTTTCAAAAAATGTCTTTTCTCTCATGTCATTGTGACAATAAAAGCCTGCAGTAATATCTCCATAAGTAAAACCATCTACAATTTGTCTAGTAGGCCCATATAAATTTGTATCATCTGTTGTTGTTAAAGTTCTGCCAGGAAATGATATACTATTACATTGGTATCCAACTTCTTTTTTTTCTTGTCCACCTATATCACCTAATAATACTTGTGAAAATAAATTAGTAGATGCACCAGGGCCACCTGTTCCTAATGTACCCGATGGTGGTAAAAATATTGCCTCATATCGTGAGGGTAATGCCATTCCATTATCATCATGAAATGATGACAATAATTCATTTAAAACTGATGAAGCAGCTGCCTCTATAAAACTTCCTATTGCCATTATATCATTCCTCTTGATTTTGCAAATACATGACTGTCAGATTGTTTTTTAAATCTCTGTACAGGTAATAGTGTTGCCACCATAAATTCATCTGCCTCTACTTTTCTAAATTCTGTCCTAACATTACTTGCTAAATATCTTTTTAAACAAGGTTTAATTAAGTCTATCCTTTTTAATCGACTATAATCTACTCTTAACTCTGTAGATTTATCAAACTTATCATTATTACTATAATCCACTAATCTATCTAATAATCTAATTCTTATAGGCATAGATAGATAATGCATATTGATTCCTAAAAACCCATTACTATAATTTTCAATGGGTAATACTAAAGGAAATGTATCATAGTATGGTAATTTATCTTTTAGTTTAGGGTCATATATAAACATATTTAGTAGACCAAAGGTAGGTGATGATGTTCTTTTACCATCACGAATCAAATCAGCAGACTTTGGTGTTCCAAACTCTTTGATTTTATCACGAAACCATTGTGTTGATTTGGGTCTACCACCTGCTGCCTTTAAGACACTTTGAATATATTTACTTTGGGCCATGACTTATTTATAAGGATTGTATAGAAATGTTTGAGAAAAGTGCCCCTAAAGAATTGCAGTTAAACTGCCTTCGGCAATAGGGGCACCATATGATTACTCAGCTAGTTTTTCGAAATATGCTAATGTATCATCTTCCTCAACTACAGGTGTTTCCACTTTTGTAGTTACAGGTTTTGTATCAACTTTAGGTTTTGCAATAGGTGCATCATCTAAATTATCAGCAACATTACCAACTCTAACAGTGCCAGAAAGGACTGCATCTAGTCTGGTCTTTAACTCATCATAAGATTTAAAGTTTGATGGTGCAGTATACTCTGCAAGAGAGTGTTGTGCTTTCCAAACTTTATCTGCTTCAGAATCATCTTCAAAAAGTTTTGATGTATCTTCAAACTCTGATTTATCATAGTTCCAATAACCATCTACTTTTCTGATTTTTAATTTGAAGTTAGCACCTTCCCAAAAATCAAATGGGTTGATTGCCTTTTCATCTTCAAACTCTGGTGACATTGCAGCAGTTACCTTATCAAAGATTTTCTTTCCATAACGGAACAAGAATACTTTACCTTCATTCTCTGGGTGTTTCGTATCACTTACTATGTAAATGTTTGAGAAGTATTGTAATTTTCTTTTCTGTTTACGAGCTATCTCTTTATCAGATTCTAAACCTGTATTCCACAATGCAGTATTGTGTTCAGACACAGGGTCTTTCTGACTGAGTGTTGTTAGAGAGTTTTCAATATACCATTGACCTGTTGGGCCTTGAAAAGCATGATTCCATACTTTTGCCCATGGTAGGTCTTCGCCTTGAATGGCTGGTAAGAAACGAATAACTGCGTATCCATTGCCAGACTTATCTAGCTCTGGTTTCCACAGTCTTTCATCTACATATGATTTTTTCTCTTGGGGGGCAGATTCACCTTTTGCTGCATCTAGCAACTTATTAAGTGACCCACTACTTTTTAGACTATCTAATGACATATATTTTCTCCTTATGTTATTATATTTTATCGTATGTTTATTTGTGTATTTTTCAATACATAACTATTTATAATAGTTATCTGTGCTACTTTAACAGGTAGCACAGATATTGTCAAGGTATTTATTGGTCTAATCTTGTCCATTTATTACCATCTTTATCAACAAGTCCTTTTTCCATATAATTTCCATTGTCTTTAGGATTTGGCTCTACATTTTGTGGTAGAAAACCATTAAATATTAGAGGAAACTTACCTTTTGATACTTCTTTAAGTTTTTCTTTACTTAAACCAGTATAATGACAAATCCACGAATCAAGCATTTTCTTATGCTCATCAAAGTCATCAATTACATCTTTTCTTTGAACATGTAATTCAGATGGTTTAGGTTCATCTATCCACGAAGAAAAATATACAGGTTTAAATTTATTTGCCACAGTTTTTACCAAGGCATCCCAAAATAAATTTTTCCAACTAGTTTTTTTTCTCACATAACCTAAAGAGTTAGTTTTGGTATTTTTATCACCCTCATAAGGTAATTTATTATCCTCTGCAAAATCATTTGCATCAGCTGTACACCATGCCCTCATACTATTGTATTTGGCAAACTTTTCCCTTCTAAGTTTTTTCAAAAGTCTTTTATGAACTTTCTCACCTTTAGATTTTGCTATACGCATCATAAAATTAAGAATGGCTTTATCATCATCCTTTGATATTGTTCCTGCCTGAACAGCCTGAACTACACCTTTCATAATTGTTGTTAATGTATTTGCAAAAGCAGGAAGATGGTCTTCCGTATCATTAGAATTAAACATAAATTCAATTCTATGTTTAGGTGATTCAAACTCGAGCACATCATATAAAAATGAATCATAACCTAAGAGTTCTTGTGCCTTATCACGACCCCAACCAGCCCTACCGACAAACCTTTTCTTGTCTTGTAGGTCTACTTCTATTGCTTGTGGTGCCTTAGAGTGAACAAATCCAAATTGTAGATAAGAATTATGAAGTGGGATTGCCCTACTATCATGTGCATCTATCTCACGAATTTGTTCATGTTTTTTGAAAGAAACAAGGTCTCTTTTTAAGACTATTCTCTTTATGTATTTTACACCCTCAAATTGAGAATAATAAGTTTCAGGTGGACATAATTTTTTTGATAGGTCTATGTCAAAAACTATCTTGTGATTATTATTTTGCATAATAATACCCTCCGTGGCTACAAACCACCGTTGGTGTCATACAATATCATAGAATGTCTAATTGTATAACAATATAAGTGAATGAATTCAACATGAAAACATTTACACTTCTATTTATAAAGCTACTATACTAGGCCTGACAGAGTTTGTCAAGGTCTTTATAGGTAATACTTTTAACATTATTGCATACTAAAGGACTAGCATCTTCTTTTACTACCCAATAAAATTGTGTTTCGTGAAATTCTTTAAAAACTTGTATTAATTGACTTACCCATTCATCAGTATTAAATCCTTTTGAATCAGATGATAAGTAATTATCTGTTCCTTTGTAAATATTATTAAGAGGTTCATCATAATCACTTAGGTCAAATCCTAACATGTATACTTCATCTGCACCTTCTTGACATGTTAAATGTAGTGCAGATGCTCCTGCACACCAATT